AGTCTTCAGGCTCAGGCACCCGCCTAACCGCTCAGGATGTTTCGACCTTGACCGACACGCTATCTCTATACGGCTTTGCTGCAATCGCAGTTCCGTTCGAGAGCGCAATCGTCAAGCTAGACTTCACCGCTTAGTAGACACTGGGATACCCTGTGGCTGAAACAATCACTGTTGCGAACTTTGCTGAGTATCTCGGCACAGACGACGTTGGCGACTTCGTTCAATCCTGTCTAACGGCTGGCCATGCTTTGGTCGACCGTTACCAGGGTGACGCTGAAGTTCCTAACCAAGTTCATGTTCAAGCAGTTTTTATTGCGTCAAGTGAGTTCTTTCACCGTCGCAATTCGCCACAGGGTGTTACCCAGTTCGCCGCTATGGATGGTGCACCTATTCGGGCGGCTAAAGACCCTATGAACGCCGTTTACCCACTGTTGCAACCATACGTTTCATACGGAGTCTAAATGCCTGTCAACGAGATCACTGCGTCGAAGGCAGAATACGCTCTTGCGTTGACTGCTCTCGGTCTCAAGGTCTCGTCATACATTCCTGAACGTGTAGTTCCCCCGATGGTAATCATCTCTCCAGGTTCTCCTTATCTAACACCGGTAACGGTCGACGGTGAGTATCTAATGAACTTAGAACTAATGGTTATCTCAGCTACTGCCGTGAACGTGAAGTCGACAGAACTTCTAGACCTAGCAATTGAAACAATCTTGAACGGAAACCCTGGCTACGCTCACATCTCGAGCGTCGGCCAACCATACGCTTTACAAACCAACAACGCAGAGTATTTGGCAGCCAACGTGTCTGTGGATCTCCGCATAACTCTCTAAGGACTAAAAATGGCTATTGCTATTCCACGAGTGATTGCAAGAAACATCACTCTCACCATCGACGGTGTTGACTACGCACCACAGGTAAACATGGTTGAACTAACTCTTGGCGACGCTCCTGGTGGCGTTCAGGCGTTCACCGAAGTTCGTCCTGACGGCGAATGGGCCATGCAGATTGACGCTTACTACTCTCAGGACGCAGACTCACTAAACCGCCTACTATTCGCTGAGTTCGGTAACGAAATCCCATTCGTAATCAACCCAGGCGGCGGAACCATCGGAACCGACAACCCTGCCTACACCGGCACCCTAATTGTCAACGAACTTCCACCACTATCGCTTACCTCGAACGAAGAAGTTTCATTCTCGGTTACCCTGCGAGTAAAGAACACCGGTCTTGACGTTGCTTCTAAGCTCTACTACGGTCTAACCATCGACGTAACCCCTTAGTCTGCTAGGTCGCTCCTATGGCTTACAGACCTAAAGCAAACGAACAGGCTATCCAAATAGATGGTCTTGCCGAATGTCTAAGGGCTCTGAAAGCCGTAGGAACGCCTGTGGAAGCCATCAAAGAAGCAAACCGTGAGTCTGGTGAGATTGTTGCTCGCACAGCACGTAACACGGCTAACTTCAAAAATGAGACTGGGGCTTTACGTCGCACGATCCGTGTGGCTAACGTCTCAACTAACGTAAAGATTCGGGCAGGTAATGCTCGAGTTCCTTACGCTAACCCGATTCACTGGGGATGGTTCCGAGACAAGAAGCGTGGTTTCAACCGCAACATTCTTCCTAATCCATTCATGGCCAAAGCCCTTGGATACACTAGAGATGAAGTGTTGAGAAACTACGTGACCAACATTCAAAAACTGATAAATAAACATGAATCAAATAAAGGAAAATAAATGAATCTAGACAACATTCCAATCAAAGACATCGAAGAGCTTGAACTTGCTACCGGGCACTTGATTGAAGACCTTTTCAAGGCCGACAACAAGTCTCCTTACCGCAAGCGTGCTATCGCTTATTTGACGGCTCGCAGTAACGGCGTAAAGGTTACGTGGACTGAGATGGGTGAGAAGACCGTCAAGGAACTCTCAGACATGATGGCTGGAGACGAAGAAGACCCAAAAGACGTATAAGGGATGAGCAGTCGAAACGAATGGCAGCGTTTTGCATTCAGTTTCAGCAAACTCCCGAAACGTTTTACAACCTAACCGTTGGTGAAGTTGCAGCCTTCTGGCAAGCGATTGAACCAAAGACCGACTTAAGAGGACTTATCTAATGGCATCCAAGATGTTTGCTGAAGTAGTGATTGCTGGTTCCTATAAGAACCTGGCTAAGTCCACTCGTGGTGCTACCAAAGAACTAAACGTCTTTGAAAAGAACGCCAAAAAGATTTCTGGTGCCATTAGCGCCGCATTTGCTGGTATTGCTTTAGCAGGTATCACAACCCTGACCGACGCTCTAATCAACATGGCTAAAGCAGCTGCAACCGACCGCCAGTCGATGGCACTGCTAAACAAGACACTTGAGCAGAACTGGAAGGCAACCGACCAGACTATTGCTGGTGTGGATGAATACATTACTCAGATTTCCTACATGACCGGTATCGTCGATGACGACCTACGCCCAGCCTTCGCCAAGATTGCTCGAGTAACGAAACAGGCGGGCTCAGCGCAGAAGGCTTTTGGCCGTGTGCTTGACATCAGTGCTGGAACAGGTAAAGACATCAACGCTGTTGCTCAGGCCTACTCCAAATACCTTGGTGGCAACAAGACTGCTCTTGACAAGCTCATACCTGGTCTAAAGAACGTAAACGACCGAATGGGCTTTATCGACGCCAAATACAAAGGCTTAGCCGAAGTTGCTGGTAACAACGATCCATTTGCCAAAATCAACGTGGCTCTCGGTGAGTTCCAGGAAAAGATTGGCACAGCCTTCCTTCCATTGATTGACAAACTAAGTGCCTGGCTAACTTCTCCAGAAGCCACAGCGCAAATGAACAAGTTCGCTGATTCTGTTGGTGAAATGTTTGGTTACTTCCAAAGCCCAGCAGGGCAAACCGCTATGCAAAACTTCCTAGACGATGTTTTGGCTATCGCTGACGCTATCAACGGTCTAGTGGCCGAGTGGAAGCAACTACAACCATTATTGGACTTATTCGGTGGAGTTTCAGACTTTGCTAACAAGACCCTGAACCCTTTCAGTAACCTAATGCCGTCTTTGAGTGGTCTTGGAATAAACATGCCAACATCAAACAAGCCAAGTGCACCGGTGTACATCACCGTAAACGCACCTTCAGTAAACGCTCAAGACGTAATCAAGTCTCTCCAGGCTGGCGCTCGTTCTAAAGGCGTAAGCCTGCAAAGTCTGCTCCGATAATGGCCAACAAGACAAGAACTTACAAATCAAGCGATTGGTCTATTTGGACATTCGTGCCACAAGCCAATACTTTTGTGCTCGACTTTTCAAAACTAGATGGTGCTGACACTCTCGGAACTTCGGCAGGTTCAATGGAAGTACTTGACGCACGAATTACAAACATTCAACTGCAAGAAGGTGGCCCGGCTTCTTTTGGTGTTATCCCAAACATTGCCCTTCCAACTATGACCGCAGACCTGGTAATACCAAACTTCACTTTGTCTGACACAAAATCTTTTTACATCGGACAAGCCATTTGGCTTACTTTAAAAAATGAGCAAACGGTAGTTGACGTAACTTACGGAACCAACACGCCATTCTTTATCGGTATCATCAACGACTTCAACGTAACAGTAACCCCAGAAGCCAATTTCAGCACCGTTACTTTAAGTGCTGCGACTGCGGCACAAGATGAACTAAATACCCAACTTCGTGTCACCAAAAACACCACTGATCCAAAAGACTTGGTTCTTTACAATGCGGGAGAAGTAAACACACCGGTCTTGAACTTCTCGGCAATAGGTGATTCCCCGAATCATTACGCAGACACTTCGGTAGAAACAAAGTCATTTGGTGAATGGTTAGATGATTTAGCCCTTACTGACCAATGCATTATTTATACGAATCAAGTGCCGTTTTATGCCGTTGTTACAGAACTTGTTTACGATTGGGCTTTGACAGTCTCTTATCCAACCGCAGAATCAGTAATGCCAACCTTAGATGGTTCAGTAATCACAGATGTGATGATTGGCTGGGATTGCAACGAAGCTCCGACTGCTGTTCAATTGACCAATTACAAGACACCTACAACAATTGTTACCCAGCAAGTTGGTGAAGGCACAAACAATCGCACATCATTTGCACAAACGGTTGATGTAAAAGACAGCACTGAGATGTCGACTATTGCCACCAAACTACTTAGTGTCAGTAAAGAACTTAGACCTATTCAGGTAACCATCCGTCTGGCCAGACAATACCAAGAAATAGAGTTTCAGGAAACTTTTATCACTTCAGGAGAATGGTTATGGCCAATGAACTACATTCGCCTTTCTAGACCTGTAAAAATAGATTTGCCAGAATTTGGTATTTCAGCACAAAAAACACTAATCGTTGGCAGAACAATCTCCATCGACCAGGAGCAAGTCCTACTAACCTATGACCTAACGAAAGGGTTTATTTACTAATGTCAGGCAGATTTACATTCACGGCAGGTAACACACTTACCGCCGCACAACTTAACACCAACGTAATGGACGGCATTCCATACAAAATGATTTGCGGAGTAACCACATCATTCACCGCTTCTCTTGCGTTTACGTTCCCTGTATCGTTTACCACCGGCGTTACCCCAATCATCACCGCTAACGTCGCCTCGAATGCGACAAGCAACGTGGGAGTAACCATCAGCGGTATTAGTGCCACTGGAGTTACATTTAACAAGTGGTCGACCACCGCCGCCTCAAGCACCTCAGCAACGGTTCACTACCACGCTATTCAAATGACCTCGACAACTGGAGCAGGAAACAGCTAATGAACGAACGCATTGTTATTTTGACTTGTGAAACCGATGGTTGCCAGAACAAAGACGTTGCCATTGAGTTACTAACTCACGCAACCGATTACCTATGTGGTGGCTGTATGACCCTCATAACTAACGCTGTGGAGAAGACCGATGGACCAGCCGAAGAGACCAAGTAGCCAGACAGCTCTACTTCTTCAACTTGTTCAAGACGTAGCAGACATAAAAGCCGGTATCACATCGGTAGCAGATCATGAGACACGTATTCGTGAGCTGGAGAAGGCTCGCTGGTCGAGTGCCTGGATAACTGGTCTTTTGTCTGCTGGTATCTCTTCAGCATTCGTCGCAATCATTCTCAACACGTTAGGAAAATAATGGCAACCGCTAGACAAGTAATCAACGAAGCCGTCAAACACATCGGCTACACCGAGACCGGTAACAACCAAAACATGTTTGGTAAATGGTATGGAATGAACGGTGCTGCCTGGTGTGCCATGTTCGTCAGCTACGTCATGAATAAGGCTGGTGCTGGTGCACTTATCAAGGGTGCGCAAACCGCTAAGGGTTCCGCTCAGGTTTCGGCGTTCGTGCGTCATGCTCAGAAGAAAAAGTGGGCCAAGATTGCACCATCGAAGGCAACCACTGGCGACATTGTTATCTTTGACTTCCCAGGTGGATATGAAACCGACCATGTTGGCTTTATCCGTAAACCATCGGGCAAAGGTGTTATTTACACGATCGAGGGAAACACCTCGGGTGGTGCTGGAAGCCAGTCCAACGGTGGTGGCGTTTACAAACGTGACCGTTCGTTTGGTGTCGTCCACTCTATTTGGCGACCACCCTACGACCTGCCAGCAGTGAAGACCGCTGAAACTGCCCCAGAAGCCCCTGTAACGCCTGCTGAAGCCCCTGAAATGTCGTCTGCTGACATTCTGGCGTTCCAAATCAAGAAAGGCCTCCCACAGACGGGAATCCTTGACGACGCTACGAAAGCGAGAATGAAGTAATGAACAAACACATCAAGAGAGTTTTGCGAGTTTTGGCGTTTGCCGTCGGTTCGGGAATCGTATTTATTGCAGCTGGGTCTGTTGGTGGCATGTCACCATTCGACGCAGCTCTTATTGGAGCAACTGGGGCCATCATGGTGATCGCTGTTGCCATCCTGTTTGAATACGCTGGTAAAGGTCAAGTCACCGACGAAGCCTTTGACGACGCAATCAACACGGGTATCCAAAAAGTAAAAGCCGACACGGACAAAAAGAAATAATTGTTTAGTGTCTAAATAGTTTGCTACAATCCGTTTAGCAGGTTCCTCCAGCCTGTTAGAAGGGAAGCCAGTCAGTCCCCCTTCCGCTGACTGGTTTTTCCTTTCTCCACGCAACTAGCAAAGGAAATTAAATGGCATTTAATTTAGCCGATTACCAGACCGTCCAGGAACGCATTGAAATCTTCTGGCGTCTTTACCCTGAAGGCCGTATCTTCAACGACATCGTCCTGACCAACGAAACCGAAGTCATCATCAAGTGTTCGGTGTGGAAAGAACGTAACCAGCAGTTGCCTGACGCTACCGACTTCGCTCAGGAACCAATTACCAAATCAGGAATCAACGCTACTTCAGCGGTTGAAAACTGTTCCACTTCGGCGACCGGTCGAGCATTGTCTTTGCTTGGCGGCGAACTCTCGCCATCGAAGAAGCGTGCGTCGGCGTCCGAGATGTCTAAGCGTGGCCGTGTGCTTTTGGCTCAGGCTCAAACTGCTTTTGAGAAGGAAGACCTGGACGAACTTCGTGAGCTGTTTACCGAGTCCAAAGAATCTTCTGTGGATCCAGTAATCGTGACTCAAATCCGAACCCTTGGTGGCACTCTTGCTCAGAAAATGAAGAACCCCACCATCGGAAAGGAAGAAACGATAGTGGGGCAGCCTAAAGGCCCGACTCCCGCAACAGAAGCCGTCTAAGGAGAATTCTACTATGTCAACGATTGAAATGACCGCCGTTTTGCACCATAGCAGGGCCGTGGGAACATCCAAAGTGGTTTTGTTAGGCATTGCCTACCACATGGGTAAAGACGGCTTGAACGGTTGCTGGCCGTCTCAGGGAACTCTTGCCGAATACTCAAATGTTTCGGTTCGCCAGGTTCAACGTGCCATAAACAATTTGGTCGACATTGGTGAGCTTGAAGTGATTACTCACGGTGCTTGGGCGAAAGGTTCGGCTGCTCAAACGAACGTTTATTACCTGGCTAATTTGTGTCCAGATTCGTGTGATGGATCACTTAATCACCGGTCTAAGGTGACGACATTTAAGGTAGTAAGTGACGACACTGGTGACCGAAGGTGGCGACATCTATGACCAAAGGTGACGACATAGGTGTCGTATAAACTATATAAGAACTATCAATGAACTATTAAGAATATACTTAATAGGAAATCCAACAGTAAAGGAACAAAGGAAATGGCAGCAAAAATCACAGTGGCCGGCACTCTCCAGGTAAGCAAGACAGGT